GTACTACCACAGTTAGCGTCCATAAGTTCACAACAAGTACTGTTGGATAATGATAACATATCTGAGTTTGCCCCTGCTCTACATTTACACCTTTCACATTCTGGGTATTTTTGTTGGTGTAGGGAGTACATTACAATACCAAACCTAAACCCATAAAAACCACATCCGTCTGGTTCATGTGGACAGCTACTCTGAAATATCTGAATACTTCCACAACCTAAGGATGATGCAATTGGTGTTAAAAACCCAAATGGATAGAAAGAAAATCCCCAACTCCAAACTGAAAAACTAACCCCTATAGGTATTAACGCACACATGATTTGACAAAGTACGTATATTATTAAAAACACAATAAAGAATATTATGCCCACTACAAATGCTAGTATTGCGGCCAAAGCCTGTAAAAAGAAATACAATCCATGTAGTATTGATAATAAAAACATATACAACATTATCATAAATTTATTTCTTCTTACCGCACTATTTACAGGAAAAAACATTGCACTAGTAGCACATTGTTGTTCTGCTTCTGGCAATATTTCTTTAACACCAGTAAACTCTCTTCGTCCTCCATGTTTTACGTGGTCATGAAATTGTGATGGTGTATAAACCCTATTAAACGTCATGTCGTAAAAATAATCTTTTGCGGCCGGCATTAGTTCTTGCTGTGCGTGTGGTGGGTAATCAGAATATTTTGTACTAAAAGCGTATGACCTATAATCTATACCAGGCCAATCACCTTGTGATGTCCAGTTATATTCCCTTAAATTCGGCAATAAATAAGAAGCTCTCCTAGATTGTCTTGCACTTCCACTAGCTTGTTCTGGTCTCACCCTAAACCTTACCCTACTTCTTGTAGCTACACCTACTTCTGGGTCGTAAGATAAAACTAATTCACCAAATTCATTTGTTGTTATATGGTCTAAATTCATTGGTAAATGAACTAACCAAGCACCACTTTCATCTATCACTCTACCACCATCTTCTAAATAATATCTTTCTAATACTGGGACTGTACCACCTGTTGCTGTGCTGTACCCATAAGCGTCTTCATCAAATGTTGTGAGGGGTGTATACCTTATACAATCTATAATTCCAGGTTGACTTATTAAACTACATAGTTCACCCATATGTTTTTTAGGTCTACATTGTTTGTTTACATAGTCTTTATCCGTATCTGTTGCTGTACTACCCATAAATACTGCTGTTGGGTCTATTCTAACGCCTGAAATACCTAAATCAAAATCCACTCTTGTTATGGAAGCTTGACACTCATCTTCGTCACCCCAAAAAGGATTTATGTTTATGACTTTGGTTTGATTAACTATTTGTGGTAAACTATCTATCTCATTGTCCGACCTAAATTTTGGTCCATCAAAATCAGATTCTGGAGCTCCTTTAATTTTAAAGTCTTCTGGTAACATAGAAAAACAACCAATGTCACTTAAATCTACATCCATAACAATAGTTTGTGACCCTACAGGAACACCATAAATCATAAAATCACCAGCTTCATTTGTTTTTGCTGTAAATTTATAATATTTTTTATATACGTATTCTACTTGTTGTTGGGTTAGTACGTCGTCTAAATTAGGGAAAGTACCTACTGGTGTATGACAATCAAATGTTGGGTCCTTGCTTAGTAGGTTATATCTGATACCGTCTTCATTTTTATCAAATGGTTGGGTGTATGGGTAAATTTGTTTAATAACTTCGTTAGTTTCATCTAACCCGTCTAATGGTATGAATACAGAAACTTTTGCGTTAGGTATACCAAAACCACCATTAACAATAACTCTACCACAAACCACACCAAAATCAGCACACATCCTAGTATACACATCTCTTTGTGTTAGAGATAAGCTTAAGATTTCTAACAAATCAAAATCTTGTTTTATTTCAAACGTTAAATTTTGGTCTTTACCGACCTGGGTTCTAACCCTAAATGATTTAGATGACATACATTACTTTAATAGATAAATAGTTATTCCACTAAAACTAATGATAAGTTTACGTTATTTTTAGTAAAGATTAAGAGAAAGTGGGTTTCTGAGGTTTTTTGACTCTAATGGCTATATCTTTATTAGGCATTCTAATCTGTAAAATTTCATTTGGTTGTGCGTAAATAGTATCGTCAATTAATTGTATTTCTCTATTTGTTTGTGGTATATACGGTTGTGTAGAGATAGATTGTGAATATTCACCACCAACCTTATTAAACACCTTTACATCAACAATGTTTAACACGCCAGATTGTTGCATAATTAATTTTCTTACTTCACCTAAAGATATGTCTACACCCATTTCTGACCTATCAACATCAAAATAATCACCTATTTGGGTTATTACGTTGGTCACCACCTCACCTTGATTTACCGAGTCTTCTAATATTAAATCTATAATAAAACTTATATCTATAACTTTAGCTGACCCAACACTAATATAGTCATTCATCATTCTATAGTTGGATAGATATTCTGATATGTTATTTATAAGAGCTTGTGGTACCATAGAGGTTAATTTGCCGTTGGGTGTGTAAGATAATATATTTAACATTATTTTATTTTCTATTTCACTGACACCCACTTTTGCGGCAGCACCAAACACGCCAGGCATAGTCCTTACTTTAGAAACATAATCATTTATTGTTACTGCCCTATTTTGAGCTGAAAAATTATATGTTATATAATTTCTTATTTCTTCTATAGACATTTGGTCTGCACCACCAATTGCTGCTGTAATATTTGTTACAGACAAACTTTGTTCTACTGATTGGTTTATTTGTTGACTTGGTCCAGCAATTACAAAATCATATGTATTAAGTGTATTTATAGCTCCTGCACCAACATTAGAAGCCTTTCCACCACCAACCCTATATTGTACAAATATGGTACTATTTGGTTTAACCATATCACCTAAGGCCATATTATTTAAAAACTTAGACATGTTTATTTTAATCCCATTTTTACTAAAACTATTTAATAAGTTTTGTGGTGTTTCATTTCCACCACCAAAAGTTAAATGAAAAAAGCCTTCTGGTGTATACTCAGTTATAAATCTTTGACTTGCCTTAAGGTACCTACCAACTTTAATACCCACATTATCTTGTGGTGATGATGGGTCTACTACAAAAACTTCTTCTTGTGCTAAAGCGTCAACCTCATACCAAATATTAGCGGTATTATCCATAAATTCTAAATTTGTTGGTAGACTCTGGTATCCCACACCATCTTTTTGTATTACTGATGTTACACCCACAACATTATTTTCTGGTAAAAATAATTTATAAAACGGTTTTGTTAATACGTCAGTTATTTCTTTTTTAAATATTTTTGTAACCCCATTTACTGTTAAAACTTTTTTAGTTATAGTATAATTTCTTATAATTCCAGTTGAATCTATGTTTGGTATTTTGGTTCTATTTACTATACCTTCACTATTATATTGTGTTGAAAAATCACAGTCTTCCATCAATTCAAATATATTTCCACCCCCTTTAAACTGAGACCCTTTTCTTAACAACCCTAAATACTTAAAATCTTCTTTATCCCCTAAGGCTGGAACCACAATAGACACCTCACAAACAGTCAAAGACGGTCTATTACCTGGTATTTTTAAACCATATGTTCTTGCTAAATTATATAACGAACTTCTTTCTTGAGCATATTGTAGTACCGTTTCTTGGAATGTTCTATCTATCTGAAAATTTAGATTGTCAGCTACTGCAGCATTTAAATCTAAAAATACTGAATACATTGACGCATCATTTGCGTTTTTAATTAAGTCTGGGTAATACCTATTGGTTAACCTAACAAGTTCGTTTCTTATCCCTAAGAAATCTCTTTCCGTGTATGCTATTTTTTTATCACTCATATTATAAATTTATAATTACAAAATCTCTAGCTTCAAAAACACCACTACCAATACTGTAATCAATACGTACTCGTAATGTAAATTCATTTGCTCCGTGTTTTTTATCAGAAAAACTAAACGTTTTCTGGTCCCTAGTTGGGTCTTCCTCTTGGGTATTTTCCTCATCTCTTAGGTCTTCCGCTGATTTAACTTCAACTTCATTGATGTTTAGGTTTGGTATAAATTGTTTTACAGCTTCTCTAATTTCTAAATCTATGGAGGTTTTGGTCGCGGAATCTAAAGGTTCAAATATATGTTTCATTAAATTTGTACCAAAATCTGGTAAAAAATATCTAGAACCTTTTATAGACAAAACCAAATGTATTAGGTTTGACCTTACT